GCTTCTTTTTGAAGAACAAACAGATCTTTATCATCAAATAACAGCATTAGAAAAAAGAATAAAAGGAGAAGAAGATGAAAATTGATTTGACACAAGAAGAATCTGAAACCATTTGCACATTGATTGAAGGATTTAAAATTAGGTCTGAAAAAAATTTGCAAAGCGTTTTTATGCCTGACCATTATAAAAATCAAGCTAAAGAGAGAATTAAGAGATGTTATAAAATTTTAAATAAATTACAAAAAAAATCAGGAGAAGAAGATGAAAAAGACAACCTCAGACAAACTTAACCGAAGCATTAAACAAGTAGCCTGGACTAATAGCAAAGGCCAGAAACAAATCAGCTACTATCTTAAATATACTTTTAATGGCAAACGCAGAAACATGAAGATTGGTCATGGCGGTATGCCAATACAAACAGTACGGAAGATTGCAAGTGAACTACAAGCCAAGATGTTGCTTGATACCAACTTTGATCCTTTGGCTAAGAATGACAAGCAAACACCAACGACAGATTATGTCTTTGCAAAATATCAACAACAGTTGGAGATGAACAACAGAAAGACCATTCAAGAGTATGTGCGCTTGTACGAGAAAGACATAAAGCCTAGCTTTGGTAATTTACCAATAGATACAATCAGCAGAGGAGATGTTAAGTCTTGGTTTGATGAACTCAGTTTAAGATCTAAATATACTGCCAATCGTTGTCTGACTATTTTAAAGACTGTCTTTGAGATTGCGATTGATTACGAATACCTGGAAACCAATTCAGCTAGTAGAATCAAGAAGCACGCAGAA